AGGAGCAACGTCATTTAAGTTACGGCCCGACTCAATAATTTTTTCGCAACATTCGTTATTCCATTCTATAAACACTTCTCTAACATTAGTGTCTATGTCAACTAAATTAGCACACCAATCATATTTGCTAAATTTTTTAAGATATTTTACTTCTCGCTGGAAACAATCTTCTGCAAGTTCTTCGCTTATTGGTTCGTTTCTAAAACTATTAGTTGGGTCAAATCGCATACATAGGATTTTACCATCTGGGCTTACTAATGGTTCGTATATAGCACCCGTAGGCCAAGGAGTTCCGTGACTATCTACACTGTAGTAATGATTCCAATTAGTAGTGTTCAAGATTGTGTATACCTAATTTTTTTCTAAATTCTTCTGTAAATGTACAATCAATACGTAGACCGTATTCTTGTTCTTTAGATCCTTCACCACCATGCCAGTCTTGGTCATTCCAAAAAGCGGCATTAGAATTTATGTAATGTTTATTTTGGGTGTCTGGATCCCATATATAAAATCCTCTTTTTGTGCGATATCGTATATGTATAAATTCATTATTGTGCGAAGTATATCCTTGATCATCTCCGTCCTTTCCGTCTAAATCTCTATGTTCAAATGCATGTCCGTCGTGATCGCAATGAAAGAAAATAACACGACCAATACGATTAATAATATTTTGATCAACAAGATTTTCAACCCACTTAACTACTCCTGGAAAATATTTTTGTTCTTCAGTAGGCTTGCGCTCTGCATTGCGTTTATCCCAAGAACCTTCTTCCCAAAGAAAATAATAGATATAAGGATCATTAGCACCTAATGCACCTTTAAGGTAGCGTGTAAATAAATTACGCTGTTTATAGTCTTTAAAATCTGTTGGAAAAATTTCTTGACCGTGTAATTTAATAGGATCGTCATCTGGAAGTTCTTGATACTCTGCAAATGCTTTATATATTGGCTTCCAGTTTAAAATATAACTCATGTCGTCAAATTTAAAACCTGGTGACATCCATGTTCCTTCTTTTGCATAATCCCTTGCTTGTGCAAAACCCTTGCATATTTCGGGGTGCAGGTTTTTAAATCCTTCTACATCTAAGTAGGGATCTAAGTTAATATACGGTTTTCCGCCAATTCCTTTAATCATACTAATACTTATCGGTAAGTATGTATATGAACACAGAGTTTGATTATTACTACAATTTAGACGGAACTCGTAACAACTTAGTGTATACAAGTTTAATATCTAAAAACAAACAAGTATTCTGCCAGTGGTACTACAACGACGGAGTTTACCATAAAAATAAAAACGAGGTTGTAGATCCTAACTTAATGGAAGAAAAATTTAAACGAGAAATTAGATATTTGTCGTTAATGTCTGTTAAGTATCCAGACCTTGTACCTGTGTATAGTACAGATATCCCTGATAATAAAATTTATTTAGAAGTTGATGGCATTGATTTTTGGAATCGTGCAGAATGCAAGATAGAAAATTATAGTAAAGTAGTACCTGATTGGCAAGATCAAATGCTTGAAATAATTAAAGCACATAAAGAATTAGGCATACACAAATACAGTATGCATCCGTCGAGTTATTTTATCGTAGACGGCAAGTTAAAAAGTATGAATTATTTCTTTACATATAGTAAAGGAGAAACACCAGTTAGTATTAAAGAAGTTGAAAGCCATTTATCTGTTAATAGACGAGATAAAATGAAACAACATCTTGAAACATTAGGAATTGAATGGGATAAGCCACAGTCGTGGGAAACAATGGATAAATTATGTTGGAATAGTTTTAGATCAAACTATCCTGATGACTTTATAGAGAAAGCAATCAATGTATAAAGTAATTCCGTTTTCAGATGATCTTGATTTAGAAGAGTTTTACAGTAAAGCAAAAGCAAAAGGTTTTGAAAATAATTCGAGTCGCTTTTGGTTAAAAGATTGTTTTCGTAATGAAGCAGAAAGCGAAACTTGGATACTTTATTACAACGACAAAGCAGTAGGAAGTGTAGCGGCACACAGTTTTCCAGAAATGGGAGACAATGCATATCGTATTGCCGCTCGTACTTGTGTTTTTACAGATGAGTTACCACTAAATAATTTACGTACAGTAAAAGGTATCACTACACATCAAAATGCAACAGCACAATTTTTAATACCCACTTGCATTGAATGGGCTGGTAAGAATAATAATTTATATATTACTTCAAATGAAAATGCAAGTGGGTCACAGAGATTAGTTCATAGAATATTTTTTCCAGCATTAGTTAAAACTGGTCAAGCAGAATTAGCAACTGAATTAGAATATAGAGGTACTAAACAGAGTGTATGGAAAATAAACGTAGATAGATTTTACGAAGAATTAGAGAAACACGGAAAATGGCAATAAAAGAAACAGTTAGTTTATGTGAACATTGTTATAGGCATGTTCCTGCACAGGTATTTGAACGTGACGGAAGTGTATGGATGTCTAAAGAATGTCCAGATCACGGAGTTGTCGAGTATATGATTGAACGTGATGCATTGTTTTATAATTCTTTAGATTACGATGTACATGCTTATGACATACCTAATAGTATTATGATAGAAGTTACAGACAGGTGTAATTTAAATTGTCCGCACTGTTATCATGAACCAGAAAACAAAACAACTGATAAACCAATAAGTTCTATTATGTTGCAACTTGAAAAATGGCCTGTTGATGCCGGTGGTGTAATCCTTGCTGGAGCAGAACCAACTATTAGAAAAGATTTACCTGAGCTTATTGAAACAATATACAATTGGCAACAAACTACAAATCGCACACATCAAGATATTACTATCCTTACAAATGGTGTAAAATTAAGTGATAAAAAGTGGGTTCAAAAAATTAAAAATGCTGGATGCAGAGCTGTTATGATAGGAATGAATCATCCTTCTTATCAAGGAGAAACTGTACATCGAAAACAATTAGAAGGTGTAAAAAATTGTAAAGAAGTAGGTTTAATGATATATTATATTGGTTACACAATTGAAACCTATGACCACTTGCCGTTTATTTTAAATGAAATACAAGAATTAGGTGATAGTGCTATACAATATAGAATACGTGCTGGTAGTGATATAGGTAGAAATCCTGACGAGCCTAAAGTATTTCTTAGTGATAATGTAAATGAAATTAGAACACTTGCTATAGAAAATAACTGGACTTGGGAAAAAATACCGGGTGATGATAATTTATATCATTACATGGTTAAAATTAATGATATTACGCATCGTATTATACAATGGAGTGATCCTAAAACAATTGATATGAAAGAATTAAAATGTGGACCGTGGTGCGATTTTGTTCCTGGGAAACCTGTTAGCAATTTCTTACATCAAGTTATGTTACGTGATGCCGCTGTAAACGAAAATAGAATATTACTTGATACTGTCCCCCAGGAATATACCTTTAGATCGCGGAACGTGTTAAGAAGCGACCATTGATCTGTTTAGGGTTAAAATATTCTTTAACCTTTTCTTCTGCTATATTTGCATCAAACTCTTTACAACTAAAAACATCAATATAAGCAGATTTTGATTTTGTAACAAAATGTGCTGTTAGGTTGCTTGTAGTAATCATTTGTAAAACGCTATAGCCTTCGTTGTCTGTGCCTGGTAATAGATATTCAATTTGCGGATCTCCATGTGCAATCATTTCAATTGATTCAATTGTGTCTTTTATAAATTTTTTAATATGAGATTCGTCTGTAATATTTTCACAGCCTGAACAATCTAATATTAAATGGTGTCCCCAAGGTGTTTCCATAATAGTCCTGCCAGTTCGTTGTGTGCATTTTGGTCATAATGCAAGTAGGGTTGTTGTTTAAAGTTATTGACCTTACACCAGCTTAAATAGCTGTTAAAACCGTCTAATTTCGTCATATAGCTGTATGTAACAGAAGTCATAGACAAGTGCATTACACGGGCTTTATATGCGCTACAGAGGCTATTTACGCAGTTATATACGTACTTTATATTGTCGTATTGTCTTAAAATATGTTCAATATACATATCATTAAACGGATGTATCATAGGACTGCTTTTAGAATCTTTGTCTATCATGCCTGTCCATTGCACACCTGCTTGTATAAAATTATCTGAATCTCTACCTAAGAAAAGTCCTTCGTCTGGATAATAAAATTCAGTTCGATCTGGACTTGTATAGCCAAATATTACTAAACAATTTTCTTCAATAGTATCGATAAGTTTACGTAAACTACGATCATTACTACCGCCTGTTAGTGCATAGTTTTCACATGGAACATTTAACTTATTCGCAAGTATTTGAGGAAATGCTAATTTTTTGCCTTCAGCATCTGCTTCTTCTAAAGTAATTTTACCTTGCAAATAATCGTTAAGCGTATGAGTGGAAGCCAGTTCGCATCCTGCAACGTGGCTGTCACCAAAAGCAAGTACTTTCTTAATATTATTCATTAAATACATTTATGTTCCAAGTCGTACTATTTACCGACGCACCATACCCCCACCATCGAATTCGTGGCTACGGTGTGCATCGTATTGCATCTGAAATTAGAAAGAATGGCTATAGTTGTTTAGTTGTTGATTTTAGTTCAGCACTAACTTTTGAGAAATACAAAGAGCTAATAGATTTATCTGTTGGTGACGAAACTCTTATGGTAGGATTTTCAACTACCTGGTTACCATATCGTTTGCCAAACCAAGAAGGGTATACCAATGAAATACCTGGACATGATATTGGTGAAGATAATAGATTTTCAAGCGATAAAACTGAAAAGCATAATTGGCGAACAGAAAATATGGTTGCAGAGTTTGGTAAAGCACAAGTTGATGAATGGTTAAAATATCCTAAAACAATTAATCCAAATGTAAAAATAGTATTAGGTGGAGCAAAAACAGACTTTTATATGGACCTACCTCATGTAGATAATTTTATATTTGGCATAGCCGAGACTATGACTATAGATTATTTGAACAGTTTAAGTGGTAAAGGACCTAAACGTATATTCAATAAAATGATTGATTACGATAGAAAGGCACACAACACATCGTGGGATTTTAGAGAAAGTCAAACAAATTATACCGATTTTGATTTTATACAACCTCAAGAAACTTTAAACCTTGAAGTAGGTAGAGGATGTAGATTTAAATGTGCATTTTGTAATTTTCCGTTAATTGGACAAAAAAATGTAAATGATTATTTAAAATATCCAGAAAACATTAAAGATGAACTTCTTAAAAATTATGAAGAATGGGGAACTACAAAATACTTTATAGTAGATGATACATTTAATGATAGTACGCAAAAACTTGAAATGCTTGCTAAAGTAATGAGCGACTTGCCGTTTGATATTAAGTTTTGGTGCTATACACGTATTGACTTATTAGCCGCAAAGCCTGAACAAATGGAACTAATGAAAGAACTTGGAGTTGCTGAAACATTCTTTGGTCTTGAAACATTTAATGATAAAAGTTCTCGTACTATTGGTAAAGGTATGGCATCAAGTAAACGTAAAGATACCTTATATAAAGCAAAAGAAGTTTGGGGAGATCGTGTATGGATGGAAGGTGGATTTATGATTGGATTGCCTTACGAAACAAGATTTTCTTGGAGAGAAACTGTTGATTGGTTAAAACGTGACGATTGTCCTTTAGACATATCAACTTGTTATCCATTAAATATAGCTAAGAAAACTGATAGAAATAAATGGTTTCCAACAAGTTGGTTTGATAATAACTATGAACAGTTTGGTTATAGTTTTCCGTTAGATGATGGATCATTAGAAAGTATGATCTATTGGGAAAAGGATGACGATACTGATATAAAGAATTTTGGCGAAGCGGCACAAATGGCGGAAGAAAGTACAAAAGAATTACAACCTTATCAACGTACACGCCAAGGTGATTTTTATGTAAGTTCATTTAACGATCCCAGACTATGTGATAGAGAACGCACACTTGATATGACAGCCAAAGAATACGGAAACCTTATTAAAGATATTGACTTTGAAGAACTTTATTTTGATACTGTTAATAGAGATTATTTTGATAAGTTATTTAAAAAATTAAAAGGTTTAAATTAATGTTCAATGTAATTTTGTTTACTGATACACCTGAAATAGGAACTCGACTAAGAGGGTATGGTGCTCATAGATTAGCTTCTCATATAAGAGAGCGCGGATATACTTGTTTAGTTGTTGATTTTATGTCTGCAATAACACTTGACATATACAAAGAAATTATGAATTATGCAGTGGGCAAGGATACCTATATGGTAGGTGTTTCTGCAACTTGGCTTCCTTATAGAATGACATTAGTTGATCCCGATTTAGACGAAACACAAATACACGATCCGGGACGTACTGATGATACAGAACATAGACATGTTAAAAAAGATCAATTAGAAAATTTTTTAGATCAAAAAATGCAAACTGCTATGGTTAAGAACCAAACAGAGCCTTGGTTTGAACATGTTAAAAATCTAAATCCTAAAACTAAAATTGTCTTAGGCGGAACTAAAATAGGAATGTATACTGATATGAAAATGGTAGACAATCTGTTTATTGGATATTCCGAAACAATGGTTATAGATTATCTTGATAGTTTAAGTGGAAAAGCAATGCCACGTATCTGGAATAAAGTTATTGATCATGATCAAAAGGCTCAAGCACCAGTATGGGATTATCGAGTAAGTCAAACACGTTATACAGATTATGATTTTATACAATCAATTGAACCTTTGTCGTTAGAAGTTGGCAGAGGTTGTAGATTTAAATGTAAGTACTGTTCTTATCCTTTAATAGGACAAAAAAATATTAATGATTATTTAAAAGAAGCTGATGTTTTACGTGATGAACTAATGACAAACTACGAAAAACACGGAACTACACGTTATTATATTATTGATGATACATTTAATGATAGTGTACAAAAAGTAAAATATTTTTTAGATGTTGTAAAAAGCCTTCCTTTTAAGATTAGTTATTGGTGTTACTTAAGATTAGATTTATTAATGGCGTTTCCTGAAATGATTCCTATGTTAAAAGAATCAGGTTTAATACAATGTTATTTTGGTATTGAAACATTTAATCACAAGGCTGGCAAAGCAGTTGGTAAAGGCGGCGACCCTGACAAATTAAAACAAACACTTTACGAATGTAAAAGAATTTGGGGAGACGAAGTAAACATACAGGCAGGATTTATAGTAGGTTTACCTTATGAAGATTCTGAATCTGTTATGAAAACATCAGAATGGTTGTGTAAACCTGATTGTCCTATTGACATTAAATGGGTATTTCCTTTAAGTATCGGTCATGGAGATCATGAAGTAATGAAATATACATACAGAAGTGAATTTGACAAGAATTCGCATTTATACGGTTATTCAATTCCTGATAAAAAGAAATTTTGGGAATGGTTTAAAGATGATGATACTGATATTGATTCTATGGCAAAGGCAGAAGAAGTATCTTTAAAGGCTGAAGAACCAATATACAATAGACCATTTAAAAAGGATATGTATATAGCCAGTTTACCTCACCCTATACTGTCTGATATTGAACAGACTGCAAAAATGTCTGATGAAGAATACGAGTCGTTAATAGAAAGTATAGATGCGTCTGCTTTGTTTACTGAATCAGTAAACGAAACTTATTTTAAACCTTTATTGAATAAATTAAAGAGCTAATATATAACTTTTGAATGCGGCATAGTCGCCTGCGCCGTCTTGTAAGGCCGATTTTAGTTCTGCAATACTTATATATCCTGGAATAGTACCGTTTACAGCATCTACAAGTAATGAACTGTCGTCTGCAAATACACTACCATTTACATCAGCTGAAATTGACTGTGCTGTAATTTTACCTGGAATTGTTGCATTACCATTTGGATAAAAACCAAATTCAGTAAACTGAGTTTCACCTGTTCCTGGTACCGGAATAACCATACCACAACCGCCTGACAGCTCGCCAGTTACTCCGTCTACGGCTGTAACAAATGTAGCAAAAGAACCTGTAGTTTGATAGTCAGTACCGTTCCATGCTGATGTTGCAAATGCTCCAGTGATGTCACCTACATTCATTGTTTGTGGAGCATCGTATGTTCCACGAGAAGTAACAGTTCTTAGTGTAGGTCCTTCAAGGCCATCAAATACACCATCAATTTGAATACCGTCACCTTGGCCGCCAAATACTCTTAAACCTGAAGTATTATCTTTAGTACCAATTTCTACTGGATTTTCTAATCCGTCTTCGCTTATATTTGTACCATAAATTTTCTGCGTCCAAATAGATTTAGAAATAGCATCTACAATAGTTGTGCTGTCGTCTGCAAACACAGACCCAACAAAGTTACCATTAATAGAGTCAGCATAAACGTTATTAACAGTAAGACTTGATGTTGCGGCATCATAAACAACAGTACTGTCATTTAATACAATATTGCCTGTCATAATAGAATCAGATCTAATTTGACCGTCAACTGTTAAACTTTCTGTATAAACGTTTCTCCAGTTACTTGTAGTAGTACCTAAGTCATATGATGCATCACTTCCAGGAATAAGTGAACTACCAATTTGACCGCCTACAATAACGTTATCTTCAACGCCGTCGCCTAAATTAATGTTACCTGTAGCAGTAATAAATCCGTCAATTTGGATATTACCTGCACCAGTAATATTATTACCGTTTAAGTCTAAGTTTGAATTTAATGTTGGATTTGAGTCATTAATTAACTGGCCGGAAATTAAAATTCCGCCTTGTTCTAATGAAGTACTTGGTGCAACTTTACCGCCAACATACAGCTGATTTGTATCTGTTGTATATATCAGTTCGCCTTCAACAGGTGTAATACCTTGTCTTTCAGCATCGGTCCCACGTCTAATTTGTAATGCCATTCTTATTTCACTCCTGGAATGATTTTGCTATAGTATTTATCTCTTCCACGAATTAATCACTTTCTCTTTTTAAGGAAAGTTGCAGTGCGTTTCTTAATGTCGTTCTTGACTTTTTCAGTATCAAGTCTAAAATCAACACTGCTAATACTATCCTCATATTCATCTAACAATGACTCAAGTGCTTCTTCTAAATTAACATCTTCAGGGTTTCTGTTTGTATCAATTTCCCAAACTTTACCATCAGAAAACGTAATTCTGACAGAGTGTAAATACTCCACCGGAACTGCTTGTACTTCAATATCTTTTAAGATATCTGGCCATTGTGCTACTACTTCTTTTGGAAGTCTTGCTTTGTTTTTAGACACTCTCTTCAGACTTTTTTGCTTTGGCTTTCTTAGTTGGCGCCAGCTCTTCGGCTTGCTCTCGTAATGCTTTTGCTTCTTTAAACATTCTATCTGCATCACTTCTATATTTAGCGGCAAGCTCTTCGTCTGAAAGTACTTGGTTTTCTGTAGCCGCTGCCTGTACTTCTACAGGAGCTTCCATCTTATCTAAATCATATTCTTCTGCAACTACTTCTCTTTTAGCAGTATCTTTCACTGCTAAATCAGCAACTGTAACTCCTTGCTGTTCTGCAATAAGTTTGTTTAATTCAGCAAGATTAATTGTAGTTTGTGTATCTGGAACCATTTCTACATCTGCTTGTTTCACTTTTACCATCTTACCAGTAGTATGGAAACGAGCTAACATATTAGATCCATCGGATAGTTTTGTACGTGCCATTACATCTGCAAACTCATTTGCTGATTGTCCAGCATCAGATTCAACTGTTCTAATTAGTGTATCGTGATCTGCTGAATCTAAATTTTCAGTTGTAACAACAATAGCACTGTCGCTTTCGTTAGGAACTACCCTATAAGCAACAATTACTTTTCTTTGATTATTGACCATTCGGCCTACATGTTTTAATGCCATATTATTCTCCGTTAGTTTCAGGCGCCGCTGGGGGCTGTGGTTGCTGTTGTTGTGCTACAGCACCTAAGAAACCTTCTAATTTACCGTACGTTTGACCTACAGTAACCATTTCATTTGGTTTAAAAGCACCTCGTTGACTTGCAACATCAATAATTTGTTTAAGTGCTTGCAGATCTTGAACAGTTAAATCAGGGCCTGCCTGTTGTTCTGTTTCAGGTGTTGAAACATTATCTGTTTTTGCTTTATCGTCAGACATTTAGCGTTCTCCTTATAGTTAAGTGCTACTATTATTTACTTGTATTTAAGATGTGGACATGCCAAAGTGAAATAGGATAATTCTTTTGCATCTTCAAATCCTATTCTTAATCCTTTGGTAATTTGGTTACTTGCGTCCAAATATGAAACATTTGAAACAAAAAACCGTCCTTTTAAATTATTCTTAATCCATTTAACAATAGTTTCTTCTAAGTTATATATTTGTAATTTAAGATTAATAGACTCAAAGTGAGGCGGCAAAACTTGCAACCTCCTCACTTGATAAAAATTTAAAGGATTAGGTTCTTTAAATCGCTTCTTCATAATGTGTTGTTACTCCAAAGGGGCCTTCTAAATTCTTATCATGATGTGAATGAATTAAAAATACTGTATCACAGTAGTCTGGATCGCCCCAGCTATCCCATGCATAACCGTCTGTAAACATAATGAACTTCTTAGGTTCAATACCGTGTTCTTTCATATAAGTCCAGTTACACATAAAGTCAGTGCCACCGCCGCCGTAGATTTCATATTCAGTTAAATCTTTGCCGCCATCTGCACTAAATTCTTGTTCATTGTATACCTCAGTATCAAAGCACCAAATTTTAATATTGTAATCTTGATACTGGTCCATAATGCCTTTTACTTCGCCTAAGAAATCCTTTGCTTGACTATTACCAATTGACCCACTCATGTCAAGTGCAACACAAATATCAATTGTTTCATCGAAGTCTTGCCCTGGAAGAATAGCGCCAGTATGCCAACCTTTGCGGTTTGGACGACTAAATGTAAAGTCGTTTTTAACAGTAGATTGAATCTGTTGCTGTAAAATTTCACGCCAATTCATTTTAGGCTCAGTAAGCTCTTTAATCATACGCTGAACTTCACCTGGTGTATTACCAGCGCCTGCGGCCTGTGCCGCTTGCATCATAGATTCTTTAATTTCGTCTCTAATTTTTTTTGCTTCTTCTTTAGTAAACTTAGGCTTTTTCTTGCTTACACTATTACCCTTTGAATCTTTTTCTTCTTTGCCTTCCTCGGCAGCACCGTCATCGTCACCTTCACCGTCAAGGTGTTCGTCAAGCAACTCACCAAGTTCTTCTAAAAATTCTTTACCGCGCTCTTTTGCTTCTTCAAACAAGTCGTCATATACTGCTTCAGACTGCCAACCTTCATATTTAAAGTCTTGATAGCAATCAACAAGTTTAGGTTTTTCGCCAATGCGGTCTCTTACAAGAATGTTGTTTACAATGTAATCTGCGGCAATGTTATAAAGTACAGGGTCGCGATCATCTCTACGACCTAAGTGATCAAATACGCAGTGTAAGATTTCGTGAGCAATAACAAACTCAATTTCTTTGTTTGACATTGCATTAAAGAATTGAGTATTAAAGTAAAGGTTGCGTCCGTCTACAGCCGCAGTAGGTAACCAATCATCTGCCGCCATAATGCGTAAACGAGTTGCCATATTACCAAAGAACGGATGTCGAAGTAGTAAGCCTACTCGTGCAACAATAATGCGTTCGAGTGTTTCTTCACGCATTGCATCAAGTTCTTCTGGTGTAATATCAGGATTTGGTGTCCAATGTTTAGTGCCCGCTACGCTCATAATTTTGTCCTCTTTGCTAACTTTATATACTAATTATACACAAATATGACATATAAGTCAAGAAAAATGGGCAGTTTCCTGCCCATTTTTTATATCATGCCTGCTGTGCGGCCTGGATATATTTGCCAAATTTTTCATGAAATTCATCAAAACAATCAATTTCGTCTGGATCAATTGGCAAGTTGTATTGTGTAAGAGCAAGTTTCATACCCATAACAACCAGTTCTGTCTCGAAGTTATCCATTACAAAACGCAGGAAGTTGTTAACTTTAGCATCAAACTTTTTATCGTTCTTATCACAAGCTTCTTTAAGTTCATAGCAAAGTGAAACCGTTAAGGAATATGTTGCACTGATTTCTTTCGATTTCATTTCACTTACTTTGCCGTCCAAAATATCAGTTGGATTAGGCATTGAACTGGCAACCTTACGGTGTGCCATAAACTTGACTGCAAGGCCTTCGCCTACTGCACCACTTACAAGATCTGTAGTTGTGCTTTCGTCAAGATCGTCTTCGAGCAATTCTGATACAAACGACCAACTACGTGGTGTTGCAAAAGAACGTGAAGGAGACTTTGGATCAAAATCGTATAAGTCTTTCTTACTAAAGTTAAGAAAGCCTACAACGTCTTTATGAATTTTGTTATCAACTGCCCATGCAAACCAGTCATCAAATGAAACAGCAAGTTCCAAATGGATGAAACGATTTGCTAACGGTGCTGGCATACGATATGTAACACCCTTGTCAGCATCACGGTTACCAGCCGCAATAATCATTACATTGTCTGGCAGTTTATATGTACCTACCTTACGGTTAAGAATGAGCTGGTAAGCCGCCGCTTGTACCGCAGGAGCCGCAGAGTTCATTTCGTCTAAGAACAATACAATATTGTCGTATTGTTTTGCAAATTCTTCGCTTGGAAGTTCTTGTGGAGCACCCCATACCATAGCATTATCGTTTGCAGAGTAGTATGGAATACCTTTAATATCTGTAGGTTCCCAAAGTGAAAGACGAACGTCAATCAAATGTGAATTAGGCAGACTGTCTGTAATCTGTGCAACAATATCAGACTTACCAATGCCTGGAGGTCCCCAAAGGAAGATAGGACGTTTTTTACTAATAGCATGTTTAATGCTTGACTTTGCCGAGTTTGGGCTTACTGTGCGTGTTGCTGTTGCTTCCATTATATATTCCCTCTTGTGTGAATCAGTGCTTAATTTCTAACTATATATATAGTATACACTCTACACGTTTAATGTCAAGTACTTTTTTACCAAAAAGTTAATCTTTTTTCTGGCGGTTCATTGCTTTAGTTAAGCCATATTTTCGTATATCGCCAGAAAAAAGATGAAGTTCGAGTGCTTTCTTTTCGTCCGTTACTGTAATACCTTTTCGGCCCATATAGTAAGGACAGTCAATAAACTTATCTAAAAATATAATGGTTTGAGTGGTAATTTCAAAATCTATAGGATATGGAACGTCATATGTAGATAGTTTTAGATCTTCTGTAATTACACGAAGACCTTCGTCAGTAAGGCGTAAGCCGCCAGAATCTTTTGCTCTTGTATTCTGCCACCACTGTGGTAAATGTTCTTTAATTGAAACATCATTAACAGATTTATCAAGTTGTTTTAGAAATATTTTTGTATAGGTTTCTTTCCAGTTCATTGTGACAATGGAATACTTTCGCCTTGGTTAAGTTTGATAACTTCAAAATCGTTACAGTTAAACATATCGTTTAGTTTTTTTGCAAGATTAATTGCATGACCTGGATTTGAAAAAGATACTTTTTTGTATTTAGGTCCAGGATAGTTTGTAAGTATGTTAGCAGATTTAAGGTTAAAAGGTTCGCCCTTAAAGAATACAGCCCATATGGCTTCTGCTTTTAGTACTTGATCAGATCTATATGTTTTTTTATCTACATGTTCTAATAGAACATTTGGTTTTGGTCTGCTCATATGCGTAAATCCTTAATAATATACGCATATATTTATCTCTTTTAGCAGTTATCTACGTAGTTTATTTCCAGCCAGTTCCGCCGTCCATTGTTACTTTAATGACTTCATCTTCTTTTGTAGCATTTTTAATAAGTAATGTTTCTAAATCTCCGTTCAGCCTTGTCATTACTTCACCAATAGTAAAAGCTAATCTTTTTGCTGATGCCATATCGAGCTTAACTTCTTTAGCATTGCCAGTGTCTGCTGTTTTAACTTGTTGTAAAAACATTTGAATAGGATTTGTGTTAATAGGATCCATTAAGTACCTCCGGTATAAATTTTTCTGCAATTATTTTATGTGCATCAAAATTGTAATGTTCTTCATCTATTTTCATTTCTTCTATATCAATATTTAAATTATCTTTAATCCAAATATTTGCAGGAGTTTCAAAAACTTTTACATTTTTAAGATCTCCAAACATATTTAAGTTTTCTGACATTTGTACCCTATCATTTATTCTCCAGATATATACTGGTACATTGCACATTGAGTCAATTACAAAAATGTCTTTGCAATATTCTTCATTTTTAAGATGTGTAACAATTTCTGTATGAAACTTCATATGCATATAATTAGTATCAAAGCCCTTCCAGTCATACCCGCCGTTGAGCTCAGGACAACCTTCATCATACATTCCTACACTATCCCATTTTACTTTTTCATTCCATTCAACTACGTTATAATCTCGAGTATTATAATCATCATAAAGAACAAACTTGTCAGATTCTAAAAATTTTCTTGTAAAATATCCAGGTTCGAGATGTCTAAACTTTAAATCAAGATTATTGCCCATTGGCCATCTGTCCCAATATGTAGACTGTATTAATACACCATCAATTTTATGTGTATTAAGTACATGTCTAATCCATCGAGGATACTTACTATTTGGTGCTCCAGAACCTGCATAAATGTAGCAGATGTCGTCTGCTAAAGATTCTGCATAAATTTTTGCATAATTATTATCTTGCCAGTGGAACTTATCACCAGACTTTTCATTCCAATGAAATCCGTTTGTATGACTACATCCTACAAATAATAAGTTACCTTGCATTAACCTTACTCAACGCCTGACGCATTTCTATTTCTGTTTTAAATGGTCCTTGAGTCTCGTAACGTTCGATAGTAATTAATTTAGGGCAAAATGATTTAACCCATCCTTTGTCAAAACGAATAATATAGTATCCGGCACAGTAAATACTTTTAGATTTTTTACTTTTTGTAAATAACGGCAATTTACGTTTAACGTCGAGCATATCATTATACGGAGTACAACTTGTAGGATAACCGTGAATTTCTTTAATATGTGTTTCAACAATGTTTAGTTTTTGCCAATCTACTTTCCCGCCAAGTCTTTTTGTTAGTTGATTTTTTGTTAAAAACCGTGTACCGCTTGCGTCACTAAGCATATACTGATCTTCATTAAAGGATAGAGTACCGACTTTTTGGTTATCTTGTTCAACAATCCAGAACTTATTTTTTAATACTTCTTTTGCTTTAATCATTTAGGATACCTCGCTTGTAAGGGTTGTGCATATTGTGCCGCTTGGTCTGCAATACGTTGCATATCCCATTTAGCACAGAACTTCATAAGACGCATACCAACTTGTGTAATGTCTTTAGGTTCAACTTCTGCAATAGTGTTATCAATTATCTCTCTAATGTCTGTAGGCTGTGCAGACAAATCACAGAGTGTTACATTGCGGTTGTAGTCGTCCAAAACACGGTGCTCATCGCCATTATGATCAACCCAACGCTGTAGCATAAGATTATTCCAGTTATAACCTTTCGTGGCCTTATCGTCATATGCTTCCAGTAGGCCAACTTTATTCTTTGTACCTTTCTTTCTAACACCCGGATAAGCGGAGAAAACATTGTCACTTGTATCACCTCGCATACATTTTTCAAATAGTAGCCATTGTGGGTCTGGAGCACCTTTAGGCTCTCCTGTCTTTTTATCAATCACAGGCTGTTTCTTTTTGTCATCAAAGTAACCTTCATGTGTAATAATTGTGTTATTAACGCCATTATACTGTTTAACGTTAGGTGCAATAAGTTGTGCAAAGTCGCCATCTGTACTAATAATAACATGATCGTCATTAGGATGATTCTGTACCCAACCTGCAATCAAATCATCTGCTTCAAGTTGCGGATGACGCATCATTGTACAGTTAGTCTTTGTACCAATAAAGTCTTTAAACTCGTCAAAGATCTCCCAAAACACAGTATCTTCTTCTTGCTGTGCAGGAGTCATTGCATCACGAGTTTCTTGTCTATTGCGCTTGTATGGCTCGTAATAGTCTTTACGCCAACTACGACCTTCTAAGCAGAACACAACATGATCTGCATTAAAGTCTGTCCAAGCCTTTTTAACACTGTTTAGTGTAATATGTAGCGCCATGCCTACTTTCGTGTCAAGATCGCCACGTACAACGTGTCGAGCTCTAAAGAAAGTATTTGCTGTGTCTACTAAAATATATGTACTCATTTGTCCTCACTGACATAAATCTTCATACTTAATAGTATACTGTCTATGCTTGCTTTTGTCAAATTTAAAAACAGGAATATATCCAAAAAGTTTCTTCAAAATCATGATACCGAACTTTTATTTTTATCTATTGGAGTTACGTTAATATGACCCATGCCACGATCAGTTGATTGACCTTCATCTTCAAGCATTTGCGATACAATAGTTCTAAACCAAGCATCTACAATTTGTTCATTTGATTCTCCACTGTAGCCTGCATCTATCAATTGTTCAATAAACTCGTTGTTCCAATCAAGCTCAAAGAATCCGTTTCGAATGTTGTCTGGATTAACTTGTGTATCAAGTACAGCAACCCACGGTTCACCTGCTTTAGTGGCCGCTTCTTTTTCTTTTTCGAGTGCTTCTCGACGTTTTTCTTCCGGACTAAGTTTACTAACTCGTTTACGTTCTTTTTCTAAAGCAGTTTTTTCAGCTTCTACTTTATCAAGTCCTGTTATCTTTTTAAAGAACTCTTTCATATGCCTGCCTCCCTAACTCGATCTTCGAGCGTTTTAGATTTGTGTTTTCTTTTCTTTTGTTCATCTTCAACAAATTCTTCTTCATCAAATGCATTCTCAAGTCCCCCACGCATTTCCAAAGAGTCCGATGTGCATTCTTGGGCTGAATCGCCATCCTTGTTCCATGCAGAGCTCTGCGACTTGTCTTTCGTTGAGAACATATTCTTCACTGCGTCCGCCCAGCGGCATAAGGTAGACTGGACATTCAACACCGGCGTCTCTGTAGTCTCGAACTGCTCTTTGAACTTCTTCCACATCATCTTGATCGGCAACAACAAACTTAAGATACATGTCACTGTTATTAGTATTAAAGTAGTCATTAGCAATATTAGGCTTAATAGCAGTATCTCGAGGTTCTCCCGAAACACTAAGTTTAGGTGAACATGAGAACGTGAACTGAATACGATCTTGATTTTCGATGTAATTTCTAAAATCTTCGTGTAAAGATTGTGTTGTATTTGTTTCAATAGTGACATGTTTTAAATCTCCCATCTTTGGATGTTCAAATAATTCAACGTAAAGTCTTTGCCATGCCAGCAAAGGCTCACCTCCTGTTAGGATAAAGTGTACATCTTGACCATTATCCATACTCCATTTACCTTCCGGTAGTAAACTAATTATATGTTCAACTACTTCGTCAACTTCGGCAAGTTTATTAAAATGTTTAAACTCTGGATAGATACTTGCATATGTATCACAACCTGTGTGAATAATAGGCAAATCTTCAAATTTTTCTGTTGTATTATGTACATCTTTAGCAATTAATTCTGCTACTTCTGGGTTATGTCTAATACCATCTTTTTGTTTTGTATCACGCATTGGCTCATTTTTTCCTAAGCCAAAGTTCATGCAACGAAAGTTACAGCCAAATGTTCTTAAAAATAAACTTGGAACACCAACAAATTTACCTTCACCTTGTACACTATAAAACGCTTCTGAATATCTTAATTTCATACAAAATTCCTTTCATCTGGCTTTTGTTGCCATACATTACTAACTAAACACTTTCTTACGCCAGATACTACTGGATTAACAGAATGTAAATTACTGCTATTAAAAACAACTACTCTATTAGGCAATGCATCAACAGTATCAACATTGCCGTCGTCGTATTTTATTAATAACTCGCCACCATTAGGTGCTTCGTTATGAAGATAGTATACTAAGCCAACAACTGGATACTTTTCTTCACCAGTATTTTTAAAGTGTGCTTCGTCTCGATCTCTATGTGCCTCTAATAAATTATAATCATTATAATCGTGTAGCCAGTATTCGAAACCTTCAAAGTTGCTTACATCTTTCATAAACTTAATCCAAAAGTTTTTAGTCCATTCTTTTAAAACAGATTGAGATGTATCATCATTAAAATTACACCACACAGGAGACATTGATTGTGTTTGCCAATTAATGAGATTTTTTAAGTTTAAACAACTTTCAGTCTCAAAATTATCTATCACAATAGCTTCCATTAACAAGCAAATTCCTGTTGTAGTTTAATGTTATCAAAGAACTCTTTCTTAGTACCTGCGTCATCTTTAAATGAACCTTTTAGTACTGTAGTTTGAGTTAATGAACTATGTGCTTTAATGCCACGATTCTCACAACAACCGTGTGTTGCTTGAATATAAACACCCAAGTGTTCCGCACCTGTTGCTTTTTGAATTTCACGTGCAATGTCGTTTGCAAGTTCTTCTTGCAATGTACCACGTCGAGCACACCACTGTGCAATACGTGTATACTTAGATAATCCAATTAGTTTTTCTGCGGCAATAATTCCAATATATGCTGTGCCAGTTACTGGCTGGTGATGATGCGAACACATACTTTTTAGTTCGCTTCGTACAACTAACATACCTTCATAACGATCTTCGCTATCATTTGGAAATGCTGTTGCTTTAGGCATAGGATCATAACGTCCGCTCATAATCTCATTAAAGTACATCTTAGCAAGACGTCTTGCTGTACCATGTGAGTTAGGATCGTTATGTCTATCAATAAGCAATGTGTCTAATACGTTTTCAAACGCAACAGTTGCTTCATCAATTAGTGCTTCTTTATCACCGTTCTGTAGAACTTGTGAAATGTTATCGCCGGCCCAATAGCGGATACCAGCATCTTCAAGTTTTGCTTTAATTTGTTTTGCTTTGCTCAATTTATTTCTCCGATGTTAAGGCAGTGGATTGCCAATAATAAGTACAATACATAACATGTATTATACATTGTTATTTAGGTTTTGTCAAGCTCTTTCCAATAAAAAGTTGATATTGAAAGTCGATATTTTGGACCATTAGCTGATGGCGGTGTAAATCTATGTGGTATTTCACCGTCAAATTTAATTATTCTATTGGGTTTATATGGAGATGTAAAAATAACATTTTCTCCTGAATCATCATAAAATAATGTTTCGCCGCCCCAACTATCTTGCCACTCTAAATTTGCATAATAGAGTAAGACTTCTTGATTACCGTGTATGTGTGTAGAATGTGAATCTGCAACAGTATCTAAGTTAATGATAGTTCTTTCGATACTTTTTGAAACCATGTTTTTATAAGGCTCACAATTTGATAATGTGTCAAGAAAGTCCGCCATACTTTTGTCTAAATCTTTGTTTGCCCACATATCACTGTCAATAGGACTATGTAGGAAACTTTCAGTAGTATTCCATTTATCTGCCCACCCGATAAAAAACGGTGCATTAAAACATTTTAGATATAATAGATTTGCATCTTTAAAATCAAAAACATTATCATAAACTGTAATTAACGGATGGGGGTTTGATATAATCATTATTCTGCAAAGTAACCTTCTAAAATGTCAAGCACGTCTTGGTACTTAGCCATTTCTAAAATTTCTACTTCAATAGCCTCCATAATATCTGAATGCTCACCAATCCCTGCTGGATTAGTAAGATAAACTTCTACATTCATTCTATGTTTTTCAATGTGTCCGTAAGCATGATCTCTTACAGCTTTAAGAATCTTTTGACGCATCTTTATACGTTTCCTTTCTATAGTTGCCTTGTCCCGGAATTACATTTCGAATTCCACCAACGGGATCCGGGGTATCACCGTCACGACGAAATATTAAGTGTACATGCGGCCACATAACTGTTTGGCCGGCACTTTCTCCAAAGTTCATACCTATGTTAAACCCTGTAATATCATTCTCATCAGAGCGTACATTGTCGCTCCCCATTGACAACGCAAAATTCATACATTTTAAAATTTCTTCGTTTGTATTCTTTTTAGGTACAATTAGAGCATGATCTTTAGTAACAGGAAATTTATCCTTGTATACGTTAAAATCTCTTGTATCGTATACAGGATCAGTCCATGGAATTAACCCCATTCCTTGTGCTTCATGAAAACTGTTTGGTATTTTATTACTATGATCAATATCGTCAGTGCTCATTTTCTTCTCCTATTAGATATGGTATATAATGTTCTGCAATAATATTGTGTATTTCTTCTTGATAGTGTTCACCATCAATAGTCTTATCTTCAATATTAATTTTAAATTTTTTCATAATAAAATCTTGTGCTGATAACGAAGGAATATATAAAAAATCTAATTCCCCAAACATATTTAGATGTTCTGGAAAATATACTCTATTGTTTATGGTCCACATATATGCTTTTACGTTTTGCTCTTTGCACATAGCATTTATTAAATACAAATCTTTTAAAAAATCTCTATACTGTAAATGTGTAATTGATTCGTGCCATAATTTAGAATAAGGATACGATTCATGAAAAGGTTGCCAATCTTTATCTATATTACCATCCGGAATCCACAAACCTTTAAATTCTTCAAATAATTCTGGACGACATTGTTCGGACACTTCGATATAATTATCTACAGATCTCCAATCTGTAAAATATTTTATATTTTTGTTATTAGAAACATATGTATCATCTAAGAACATATCAACAGGAGTACCATCACCGTAATCAAGATTTTTACTTGCTCCCATTAACCATCTATTCCAGTATGTGCTTTGTATAAAAACTTTGTCAATGTTATCAAACCTATTAAACATTGATTTAAGCCAAAATACATATTTTTGATTTGCAACACCAGGTTGTGCATATACTAAAGTATTAGTATTAAATTTTTTTGAGTATATGTCAGCATAATTTGTTTCCCATTGGTGAGAGATAGAGTTTTTCTGATCATACCAGTAACCAGCTGTATGACTATCACCAATGAAAAGAGTATGACTCATAGTTCTTCTACAATACCTAATACTTCAGCAACTAAAAACAAACCTGGCAACCACATGATGTTTGCACCAAGTAGTACTGCCGCACAACCTGCAATTCTTAAGCCACTTTTTATTAAACTAATATAAAAATGCTTGAAACCGGGATCTTTAGCCGCCGGAATAAAAACTTTTTCTGGAATTGGCATTAATAACCTCCTACATTTTCCCAAGGGTAAACTAACCATACATCTTCTTCTGCTTTATTAACTTCATGTACACTGTAGTCTACTTTACCGTTAAACTCACTTGCTAAATTATCTGTAATAGTAGCAAAGCGAACATTCTTGTGCCAAACAGTTTTCCACGCACCTGTTTCTTGCGGTAGACAATTTGACTGCCAATCTTCTTTAATCCAGTTAAATGTGGCACCAGTATCGTTAATGTCGTCTACGATTAAAATATTTTTACGTTTACTTAAATCCCAACGGGCTTTATACAAGTCTCTTTGTTCTTCATTGACATAACCAAATGCATCTTCGCTCATCCAACAGTTACTTTCGCTTTCGCTATCGTCATCACGTAAACTAACCTTTAGTGCTTCGCCACGTACACCTAACATATTGCTAAGGATAGTAGCAGGAACATTGCCGCCTCGAGTAATGCCTACGATATAGTCAGGCATCCAACCGTCCTTGTACATTTGTAATGCAATGCTAACACAGGCTGCTTCTACATCTTTCCAACTGTAATAATGTTTCTTAATCATTCTTCTTTTGCACCTCTTGCAAGATATTCTTCGTTATTAATCCAACGGTAACCTTCGTACTGTACAAATCGTACAAAGCCCCATTCCTTTTGTTTGCGACCCATAAAGAACAAACTCCAACAAGGGATCTCGTTGCCTTGTGAATCTTTAGCAAGCTCTAACCAATGTAGATCATCTGGTTTACGGAATCGAAAATGTCCAGGACCTCTCCATACTCTTGTTGCACCTACAACAAAGCCTTCCTTACTAATAATAGGAATATGTTCCCAGTAGCCACCTTTAAGAATAAAAGTTGCATAACTCCAAGGATGATCATGCAGTGTAGGTTCGTCGCTCTTTAAAACTTTGTGTAGCGTAATATTAAACGGAAAGCGTTTTCTATCTTTTAAAAATAGATAAAATCGAACCAAGTAAGGCTCTCCGTTATCTCTATCTCTAATAACTCGACGTCTGCCGAGCTTGTCCATAATCTTAGAAAGGAATGTCATCATCGATTTCTCCTGCCTTTATTTTGCCTTCGTAATCTTGTTTACACATGTCGTATACGTTTTTAAAGTTACGCCAAACTTTTTCTAAACCTGGATACTCTTTACACATCTTTTCAACTTCGTTAGGATCAATATTCATATTATTATAGATCCAACCTATATCGATAGTGTCAGTAGTATTAGTGTCTATAGTAAATGTGCCGTTATTAGATCCGGTATATACAACGTCAGCTACACTATCATCACCTGCCCAGTACGTTGTAGTTGTACCGTATGTATTGTCTAAGTTAATAGTAATGTCACCAGTAGTATCCAAGATATCATCCAACTTTAAATCACTTACATTGATAGTAAAACTATCATCCTTCTTTGATTGCGTCATATAGTGCCGCTCCGCTAAAAAAGTTTTTGTTTAATTTGGTACGTTGCTTATCTAAACTTACCATATAGTCATTGTAGTTTTCCATGTAGTTGCGAATTTTATCAACTAATAAACCTCTATATTTTCTATAAGCAAAATAGTCCTCAGTCCATTCACTTGGATATAAAAACTCTGGTACAGCCATTTCACTGTAACTTAGTCTATCAGGCACCATAGGAATAGCATCTACAAGTGCGCCTTCATACCAACTAATACCAAGTGTTTCTTGTAGGTTAGCACTAAACACAAGTTTTGCTTCACCTAACAAGTTGTGATACTCGTTCTTAGTAAGCTCACGTTCCTGACAAACAACAAATTCATACTCGGGAAGTTGTTCTGCTAAATCACGGAAAATATCTACTTGCTTTTCTGGAGCAATACGATGTGGGAATAGAATTAAGTCACGTTTTTCCATACCTTTGTAAGAGTCTAAACTGTTACGCAGATATTCCATAGGCCAGCCAACACGTTTAATACTGGTTTCTCCTGCGTGTGCTTCTTCGACCCAATCTTCAATGTACGGGTCATCTGCAAACAATGTACGCATAAACATATCAATGTGGAAGTCTGTAGCAAAGAAGTTGTCATCAAATACATGAAACATACTTTTCTCTGCGTAACGCACCCACGGAGCATCGCCAATTAGCCTGCCCAAGAAATCATGAGGATCATAAGAACCAGCATGCCAAAGACCACCGATTCTAATGTTAACGCCCAGTAGTTCAGCCATGTAACGAAGCTGGATAACAGTTGGGTTCCAAGCATCCGTATATAGGAAATAATCTCCATCTTTAATTTCTCCGTTGCAAAATTTTTCGCCTATAATTTCTAATTGCTTAGATTTATAAACATTCGTACCACCAAAATTGAGAAATGCCCCAGGCGTAGTTGCCTGAGGCGTCTCTCCTCCACTTATGACCTTTACATCTACATTTGTAGCACGTTGAAGTTGCTTTGGAAGATAATCTTTCCACTGCTTAGTATAACGTGTGTCTACTGCTTCAATGTCTACAATATAGATAGTCATTTAGTTTCTCCGTGTATTAATATTACGTCCGGCATTGCGAGCTTTTGCACGAAGGTAGTTTTGATACTTCTGATACTGTTGCCAGACAGGAGCACTTTTTTTGTAAAGGTCTGCTTCATTAAAGACCTTACCTTCGAAGCGACAGTAGTCGCGGAATTTATCCAAGTCATTAAAGATTTTTGAATATGCTTCACGATTGAATTCGATAGACATTTTATTTTACTCTCTCTTATCATTTAGGGTAAAAAATGGAACAGCCGTTTTCGTTGTCTTCAGCGACACTAATCTCTACAAACCGGCCGGGATATTTGTTAGAGATTTTCTCATAAAGCTCGTCTGCAATCATTTCGCAAGAGCGATGATTTAGATCGAGCACTTTAAAGTCGGACGAGCCATCTCCACTATAGAGTCTTTCAAGCCATCTTTTAAATTGGATGAATTCAATATCTCTATCGTTGTGGAACACCTCGATGCGCACCCGGAAATGGAAAATATGGCGATGAGGAATACCAAGGAACGAAACATCATCCCAATCTCCTGTTGCTAATTTTGGGTCTTTGTCAGCACCTGGATACATATGCACCCCTTCTTTTGAAAAGGTTACCCAAATACTACGTTCTGCATTTTTCATTCTGTCGTTCATATCTTCTTCTTTCATTCGACGTTTCATGTAATCGTAATAACGTTCTTGCATTGTTTATAGTATACTTTCATTCTAATAGTTTGTCAAGTGTTAAAATTGAAATTCTCTAAAATAATGTCTTATTATTTCTTGTTCTAATGGTTTTTGTTCGAGCTGCCAGTGTTTAATAATTGGATGTTTTGATGAAGAATACGCCCAAGCACACTCTCCGGCTATACCAAAGTCTTGATACTCGTCTGTATTGGTATCTATTCCAATACAAGCTCGAGGTGATGTTAATCCAAATTGATAATGTATAGAACTCATTGCAAAATCTAAAATATAGCCATTTGACACAACTACAACATGAGTGTCAATTGTATCTTTATTTAATTCTGTATTATTTCCGCGACCATTGACTGCACCAATTATAGAAACTTGTGCCTTTTCTTCATTTTGCCAATAAGAAACAACTTGTTTTATTTTAGACTTAATCCCGTGATGTGCAAGAACTTTACGCAATACACTTGACATTAAAATACAATGTGTTCCCCATTGATCAATAATACCTAAATTTAAAAATCTAAAATATATTTCTTGAAATTTACTTATTTCTTTTCTATTAATAGATTTTTCAATTCCAAGGCCTACATCTTCAGGCCAATTAAAGTTGAAATTAGGTGTCCATCCAACCCTTTTTAAATGATCAGATGGATTATTATTAAACGCATCGTAAGCACCTATTCTTTTTTTAGGCTTAATAATAATTTCTGAATCTTGTGGAAGCTCAAATGCCTGGTTAGTTAAATGAGTAGGAAGTTCGGGAGTTTTTTGTTTCATTTTATTACCTTATCTTGGCCATATTTGTCCCAAGATGTAAATTTGGTAGAATCCATTAGATCGTGCAATCTATGACACCAAACGCCTGGATTGGTTGCGTTAAAATCCTTATCATCAATTTTAATCATAGTATTATAATTGTATTGTTTGATGTAAGGCATTGGAATACGCAGTTGCGGAATAAAGTTGTCACGTTCAATCATTCCACTTTCTAATAGTGCTTCTGCGTGATCCATAGGAACATCAAGTGTTACAAGATAGCCTTCATCTAAGAAAGGCATCATCATTGCTTCATAACGCTCCCAATTTCCTGCGTCCTGTGGAAAGTTTGTTCCTGGACAAAAACTGTGATTGGCTCCAAAAAAGATATGCTTAATGTTGCCTAAATGTTTTTTAATAGTATCTACTTTGTGCATACCATCTACAAACAGTGTTTCCATACCGTATGCTGGAGTATGCTCTACTTCAATGCCTGTAAAGAAGCGTACATCTTCTGCTACGCCTGTTTCATAATTTCGTTTCATTCTAAGCCTTTTTGTATTAAGTATGCGTTAATTCGATGCATTTCGTCTTTAAGATAAAGTTTCATAGTTTTCATTCTACGGACTTCGTCTGTTACTGTCATATTATTATACTTAATTTCAAGCTCTTCGTCAAGCTCTTTATGTTTCCGTTTTAGCTCTTCATAATGTGCTAATAGCTTATCTTCGACTGAATCATAGTTGCTCATCCTCAAGTTCCTCCAACTTATGTTCTTGTTCTTCAGTAAACTCTCCGTCATCTAATTCGTCATTAGTTACTTCGGCTACATCAAACAATGCATTGAAATATGTACTTGCATTCACAGTCTTTTTACCAACTGCGCCGCGTGTACCTGGAATAGCCATCCAAAACTTAGAATATTCATCTACTTTTTGTAAGGCTTCGTCTCTGTCTGTAATCGCAAATATTTCTTCCACAACATCTCTAAATAGAATCCTGTCAAATTGCTCTTGAACAAGCATTCTTGGAATGACCCCATTGTCGTATTGTCTGTTTGCTTCTTGTACTGCATTTACGTGGCTCCATACATTATGTCCCATTTGGATAGCGTACGAGAAACTATCCCAGGATGTTTTCCCTTCTTTACCTATCTTATTTAGGTCTCCGGGAGCATAAGTGCAAACGTCTGATACTTTGAGTTCAGCGGTAATTGGACTGTCTTCAAAGTTTTTAAATACCCCATCTGATATAACAGCGTCTCTAAACAAGCGGTTGTCTGTAGCATATTTCTTATCGTCAACCGATGGCACCATTCGATATGTCCATTTCGACCTATCCTCTGTTTCATTTTGAATGTATATCTGTCCGTTTGCGGTTGCAAGGAAAGGACTTGCACAATCGAAAGTAATAGTAAAGTTTTCATTGTAGTTCTTCCTTACTGCCCTTTGAATATCTGTTAATAGTAATGCCCATTCAAGTTTACTTGTACCAAGAAAATGCATTACATCGTGAACGCCTTTTTCAAGTAATCCATCAAAGTGTAGTGTAACAATACGTTTAAGCACCAAGTGAACATCACACATATTTTGTCCACCCATTGCCCAACCGTTAAAGTGATTGTCCGGATACTGTTTGGGATCACAGTAGTCCTTCATTTGGTTGTACCAATCATCTGCTTCTTCGTGATTCTCGCCTTGCAATACGTTTAGGAATTTGCAAGCACCAGTACGATTAGCGATCCAATAATCATTGTTAATTCGTGTACCATCTACAGCCTCTTGATAACTTGTGATGCCTGTTGCTTCTTGTCCTTTAGGTGAACGTGCCACCCAAGCCGGAATATCAAGCACCATGCCATAGTCCATATAAGCATCCATCCAACGGAGAACACCATCTCTTTTCTTTTGTGCTTTAGGACAATTAGGGTTTTTCCAGTCGCCTTCCCATACACCTTTACCAATTTGGAAGCCACCTGAGTCGCCTAATATCCAAGAGTTTTGTCTATCTCTATTACGCACCATATCTTCTTTAGGAGCATGTTTGTTAACATCAAGTTCTGCGTGTCCTGCAGAATACAATGTCCATTGATATTGGAATTGTCCTTGTTGTTTATTAAGATAGTTTAAACTTTCAACACCGTGTGTAAAGTTTGAAGGGATTCGCGACTTATCCACATATTCGTCAAAACGCTGTTTGCCTACATAAGTTGCATAAAAGCCGCTTAGTGCAGGTAGGAATCTTGCGTAGTCCTTTTGTTCTGCGGTTAAGTCAGTATTCAAATTATTCTCCTATTATCCAAAGGCTTTAATTGCTAAAAGCGGAACAAGCCAAGGGTAAACTAAATGTTCTATTAGTTCGTATATTACTAATACTGTTAATAATATTGCCCATAGTTTACTTGCCTTTGCTTTTTTACTAACATATGTAAAAACTTTTGAATGTGCTTTTCCTATTTTGTCTATTAAGCCTGGCTTTTTATTTTTCGCCATAAATCCTTTACTTACTTTGTGCAGGCAAAATATAGTCGTATGTTGCCATGCCTGAATTTACACTAATTTTCATTGCACCTTGATCTGAAATGCTCATAGTAGCGTCACCATCTAAGTTTAGAATTGCTTGTACTTGTGCCACAGGCCAACTCCAAGTGTGTGCTAATGTACCTTCAACGCCTGCTTCAAATACAAACTCACCTGCGTGTGTGCTTGCATCACCAAAACTAAACACTAAGTTATTGTCTACAGTTTTTACGTTAAACGTAGGTTCTTCGCTATGTGCGGCACTCATTAGTTTCATACGTGCAATAGCGGCCATACTTGGTTGTACAGTTACTTCCCATGTTGCACCTTTAAACTTCACAGTCTTTAGTTTTTCTTCAATGATTGCTTTATTCATAAAGCGGTAATCATTTTGGAAGTCACCTGCGGCATTTTCAAAGTGAATGTGTGTTGGCACAGTTTCACCATTACGTTCTGCTTCGACAACATCAATCTTTGCATTGTCTTTATACTCAGGATTTTTCAAATGCAAACTTAGTTTGTCTAAGTTAGGCATACCAAATGTGCCTCTAAACTCATTTACTGGTAGTGCTGTTTTAGCTGTTAAAATAACAGAACGATCTTCTGCCATTGAGTCAATTGATGTGCCATCATCGTTGCTTACTTTAACAAGCGATAAAAAGCCGAGTGCGTGTGTATGTGCTACTACGTCTTGTAAGATATCTTTCATTGTATTGTTTCTCCATTGAATAAGTTTATTATATTATCTAAGTTGTTGTTTGTCAAGAACTTTTCTACCGAGTATTTAGGTTTAAAGCCAAGTGCCTTGATTTTTTCTGTGTTTGCGCAAGTAAACTCACGCTCTCCTGGGGTATTTAGACGCACCGGTAAGTCTGGTGCTAAGTCTTGGATCTTTATAGGATTCCCCGTACCAATATCAATCTCACCATTTACATGTGTGTTTTTGATTAATATATCTATTGCATCTAATACATCGTATAAATGAATAAAATCTCTGTAATGCTGTGTAGAATATTCAAGTGTTCCTTTTCTTAATTTGTTAAAAAACATATTTTCTCTTGGACAGTTATCTGAATATACTGTATGAAAACGCATACCCAATGTATCTGGATAACGTGCGGCAAGTTCTTCTAATATGTACTTAGACGCCGCATAAGGGTTTAAATCGGGCTCGTATGCGCTCGAACTGCTTGCATATAGTATACGTGTATTAGGATAGCGTTCAAATAATCTACGGCTTGCTTCTACATTATTCATCCAATAACCTGTAGGATCTGATAGGCTTTCTCTTACTCCTGACAGTCCTGCTAAATGTATAATTAAATCAAAATGTATATTTGGAAATTCACAGAATAATAAATCATTACCTTCTATCTTGTCAATACCGTATACTTTGTGTTTTGCTTTTGTTAATCTATCGAATAGTGCAGAACCAATGTATCCTTTATGTCCTGTTAATAATATTTTCATTAGTTTGCTATTCCTTCATCTTGGAATATTTCTAAATATTCTTTAGTTTGTTGCCATCGATCTACTTTTCTATAATTATGAACTACCTGTGCTAACGGATAATCGTTACCGCCTTCATAAATTGCATCACCAAAAAACCATAGTACATCATCTTTGTTAAAATCTTTTACTATTTGACTTTTATCAAATCCTTTAGGACTAATGTCAATACCTGTTTCTCCTCCTATTTTTGCTTCTAAGAAAGGAAATGTTGTATTAAATGCTTTGACAATAAACTGTCTTTCATTGATACTTTGATCCCACTCTACATATTGTTTTCGTTCTTCTTGATTAGCATTACGACCTACAATACTAAAGTTTATCATGCCTGGGCGACTTTCAAAGTGCAATCCTGTACGTAATTGAAACTTACTTTTTTCTAACATATTTTCCAGCCACTGTTTTTCTGTATTTTTTAGCCACCAGTCATTTTTACGAATGTGTTTTTTGCCTTGCCAAACATCATTGCCATTACAGTTATAAACAGTATGTGCCATATTGTAAATATCTTCACCTATTTGCTCTATTGTTTTAGGCTTGTCACTACCTGTAACTAAAAACACTTTGTTATCTCGACAAAAATCTTTAAAGAAATTTTTAAATTTAGAATTAATAGGTTGTCTACTTGGAGTTATTGTTCCGTCTACATCAAAGATAAATTTGTTCATTAATGATTCCGCCTTTTGTTGAATACGCATATAAACAGCAGATCTTCATCTGAGCTATTATTGTAAACTTTGTGGAAGGCACCGTCTGGAATAGTAAATGTTTTACCTTTTTCTGCAGGGAATTCTTCTGCGTCAATTTGCATAACACCAGTACCACTTAAGAATGTATAAACTTCTTCAATGCCTGGGTGTGCGTGTCCGCTTGTTTCTTGATTAGGATGAAGTGTTGTAGTGCTAACAGTTAATTCATTTAAATCTGTGTTATCTACAACAGTATATACTTCATTGTCTTTTACAGTTTTACCTGTTAATGGCGGAGTTTGTTGACTTTGTACAACTTGTTCTTTTAGTCCACTACTCGAATAGTTGTGTTTACGAGTATTGTAAAAAATCTCAATGCCTAAGTCATCACCTGTAAATGGTTTGCCTTTATAATCTTCTCCAATAAAACGAACATCAGGATTAACTACGTTTAGTAAGTCAATTAGTTCTGCTTCGCTACTGTAAGGAATAATACGATCAACGTATTTTACTGCTTCAAGTTGCATATAACGTTCTGCAACAGTTTGCACAGCATACCTACCGTTTTTAAAAGGATTAATATTAAGGCCACATACCAAATAATCGCAGTTTTCTTTTGATTCACGCAACATAGCAATATGTCCTGCGTGTAGTAAATCAAAAGAACTACAAGTGAATCCTACTTTCATTACTTACTCCTATTTTTATTTTTAGTATTGTTATTTAGGTTTTCTTGCCTGACTTCTAACATTTCTTTGATATCTTGAAGTTGAAATAACACTTCTTCAATCATATCAAGGTCTCGTTTCTTTTCAGTATCAAGTAAAACCTTTACTTCTATATTCATATTAGTCTCCAAAGTCAAACAAACTATTGAATGTTGTGTTTTGCTTAGTATCTTCTAAGTCATAATTCAACACACCAATAAGATTATCTAACTTGTTATCAATAATAGTTTCTGCCATTGCCGCATCATCAAATGGCAATTCTTTAAACCAGTCAGGAAGTCTTAGCTCATCTGTTGGATACGCAACAGATGTATAACCTAACGGGTTTTGTTTTAGTTTACAAACGATAACTTTCATACCATCTACAATTTCTTGCGAGTACTTGTCACCGTTCATTCGTTTTAATGTGTTCCAGTTGATTGAAGCACGAACGTGTCCGGGCATATTAGCCTTGCCCTGTTTCTGCTCAAGACGTTGATAGTGTCCAATTTTATTTGCACGTTTAGGTGAACCTTTTTCCCAACCTGGCATTTCTTGGAACTCTTTACGGAACTCTGTAATACGTTCTAATACTTCTTTTTCGGGAGTATCTGTAAGCACCATAAGCAATAGTTCACTTAAAAACTTTTGCATGAATACAGGCGTATCTGAACGTCTTAAGTCTAAGCCCATAGCCTTTACTTTGCCTGGCTTACCGTCAGTATCTGTTCTAAAGCCTTCGTTGTCTGTTACAAGTGCCGCATAACGCTTCTTAGTAATGTATAGTCCTGAACGTGCTACAATTTCACGTCCTGCCGCAATAACGTCTGAACGTGTCTTTGGACAATGAAATGCTTCAGCCATAAACTTTGGAAACGTTGTGTTTGCTTGTTCACACACTTGATCATAAAGTGTAATAGCTTTTTCAGGAGACCATTCAAGTTTGCCTGATTCAATCTCGTCTTTAAGCACAGGCCAAGCACTAAAATACACAGAGTCAGTATCACCATAGATAACGCTCTTACCTACATGATCATACTCACCTGTAATACAGTTGTTTACTTCAGCACTCATGTGCTTAACAATTTGTCGACCAGTAAGTGTAGTTGACTGTCCTATCCTTTTGTCAAAAAATCTGCAACCAGGATTAAGAATGGCCCCGTAAAGAGAGTTAAGATTAATTTTCTTAACAAGTTGCCGTTTGTCCCAATATTCAATTTCTGCTTTATTTTCTGCATCTTTAGCCTTCTTTAACATTTTCTGCATATCTTTACGTTCAGCATACCAGCGTTTTAGTAGTCCTGGAATAACACCTTCAAACTCTGTAGTAAAGATTGTGCCGTTAGCACTGAGCATCCACGGCATTTGACTGTCAAATATAAGTTGATATATCTCTGCACCAGACAATACATCACTGCGTCCATCTTCCCAGTCAACAGTTAGTGCAATGTCTTTGCGTTGTTCCATGACTGCTTCGTATTCTTCTGTACCAAAGCGTCCTTCCCAGCTACCTGCAAAAGATTTTTTCTTTAGTGTAGTATCTTCGTGTACACGAGCATCTGTAATTTCAGGACGTATCTGTCCTACAATAGTTTCTGGAGCCATATTTAATGCACGAATTACACTTGGATACAGTGAGTTCAAGTCCATTGAAGCAATCCACTTGTGCAACCCTTTCTTAGGAAATGCAACATATGCACCTGCGGCTTGTGTGTTTTCTGTATCGTCACGTTTGGGACGATTAGGTACTTGTAGTCCGCGGTTGTGTGCTTCGTTAATAATACCTTGCTCTGTAACAGCGACAGCACCCATAGTGGTCTGTAGCAACACAGTATTTTCGTGTGCAACAGTATTACTAAGATCAATAAATCTTAGTTTTTTGTCCAGCTTGTCCAGTAGTGCGGTATCTTGTATGTTGTATTCGATGAACTTTCTAAAGTCATTGTTGTACAACTGGTCCAAAGTGCCTTCATAAGGGACTTTA